CGAGAACAGATCGGCCTGACCCTGCAATGCTGCCTGTGCATTGGCATCCTGAGCGGCACCGACTTGGCCCTGAATGGCGCTTGGCTGGAGACCCGCCTGATACAACCCCGGCAACAGCCCTGCGGCCTGCACCTGCCTATCACGCTCGGTTTCATACTGCTGAGAGCGGAAGGCGTTTGAATTGTTGCCAATCGCTTCCGAAAGGCCCTGAACCTGTAGGTTCGATCCCAGACGGCCAGACGAGCCGAGGCCCGCATTTACGGCGCTGGAAATGTCGTTGTTGGACTTCTGGAGCAACTGTTCGGCGTATGGGTTGCCGTTCTGCACATAGTCGCCGCGAGCGATATTGCCGAACGACGCCATCGTATCGCTGATGTTGCTGGCATAGGCTGGGTTGTTGGCCGCGTTTAGCGTGTTCGTCCATGCGCTCTGCGTCGTCGGTCCTACCCCGGCATAGAGCGACTGATTGAATACCTTGGGGCCAGCGGTGTAAGCATTACCAACGCCGGTTGCGAGCTTATCGACAGTGGCGCGAACGGCAGGGCTTGCCGACTGGCTTGAGCTAGAACTTGTTTCGACGCTTCCCAATTAGATAGCCTTCCGAAGTCCGTTAGATATGCCGCTGTACGGCTCATAATCGGTGAGAACATTTCCCCAGAAGCGGCCCCCGAGACGAACTTCCTTGCAACCGATGTCCTTGGCCTTGTCCTCGATAGCGGCCACGACAGAGCGCACGAGGTTGGTAAAAGCCTTTGGCCCACCCCTGTGCTTGCCCCCGAGATAGCCAATCCAGCATACTAGGCGGTTCTCATCGGTATCGACGCGCAGGACAGCCGTAGCATCAGCGCGGAACGAATGGATGCGGATAGCCTGCATGTTGCCTGATACCAGCCGCCCGAATAATTCCATCTCAGTCATACCGTCCTTGATCGAGGGCAGAATATGGTCTGAGATCGTCTTCCACTCATGCGCTATGCGCGACTGTGGGACGGGCAGGACTATGTATCCATCCGTTACCACTGATCCGGCCATTGTTCAATACTCTGTTACGTTACGGGGATCATGTAGGAGACGTGAACCGTGATGCTATCCGTCGCCCCCGGCGTTACCCGGATGCTTTCGCCCCGAGCGAGGCGCACATAGCACTCCAGCAGGTAGACATCATTGGCAGAGATGCTTTTGCCGGGGATGATGGGCCACGAGGTCGTGCCGTCATACCGTGCCACTGTGATGGTCTTGGCGGCAACGTTCGGGTTCGCAATGATGATCTGCGTAACGTCAACGCCGCTATCCTTGCCAAGCCCCGTAGCCGTGAGAATATCCACCGGGGTTACAGCCGTGAAGTTCTGGCTTTCGGTCTGCGGCAGGCCGCGAGAAAGGGCAAACAGGCTCATCGGAAGCCACCCGTAGTTCCGACGATATATTCAACGCCCCGCGCATAGGTCCATGTCGTGCCTGACGAGATAGTCCGCCTGCCCTGATTGATCTTTCCACGGGCCCGGATAGGAGCCCTGCCGCCAGAGTTGATGGTAGACGTGGATTTGACCGTAGGCGACGTGTCAGCCAGCTTGTCGCGGCTCGCAATAGCCACAACGCCACCATTCGCATCATCTACAGGCGTGACCCAGATAATGTTCTGAGACTGGTCCGACATTACCGTCTGCGTCCACAGATCAGCCGCCATCGCCGTGCCGTTAAAGAACCCGAAGACGCCCGTGGACGAGATGCCACCAAAGGTTGGCTCGCCCCCGTTCCAGAAGCGGCTGTCGAGGCTATATGGCAGGCTGTCGAGAGTTCCGAAGCCGTCGATGCTGTCCATGCCATATCCCGGCGTAGCGAACTGGTAGAAGCCAAGAATGGATGTCTCGGTTTCGCCTTCCATGTCGATCTTAAACCACTTGTCGATCTGGTAGGCATAGCCGAAACCATTCGACAGCAAATATGGGTCGTCAACGGAATCTGCCGGGTGATACATCCAGATCACCAGCTTGTTTACCGGGTCAACAGCCGCCTGGACCGTGAAGAAGTTGTTCTCGTCCGTATCGGAGAGATAGGTGGAATTGACCCGCTGCGAGCCGATAGCCGTAACGCCAGAGGCATTGACGCGATAGAAGCCGTCTGTGCCCTGAAAGAACAACTCAGTCCCGATGCTGGCCAGCGTCCTGCCATTAATGCAGCCGATGTTCTCGGCCAGTTTGTTCATGCTGTAGAGCTTCGCATCTCCGGTGCGGTTGAGGACCCGGATGGAATTGCGCTGGAGGATGATAGCCGTGGCGTCATTGATGGCTCCCCCAGCTACAAGCTCCTGCCCGTCAGCGATAGGCTGGTACTGCGAGTTATTCTTACCCGGCGTCCATACCGTGTGGTCGTTAGTGCCTGAGTTGCGCATAAGGCGGTTCTCGCCATCGCAATCCAGCGCAAAAACGCAGTCAAAGGCTACGAAGATAAACCGAGCTTTGGGAGCATCGGGGATAGCCGTAATAGCGCCGCCTGACACGACATTGTATTGCAGCATACCATCGGAACGATTGGTGAAGACCAGATAGTCTCCGAACTGGATGATCGACCACTCGTCTTCTGCTGGGAGCGTGTAGCCAGAGCCGATACTGACCCAGCTATAGTCGGCCTGCATCTGGTAGATATCGCTCGCAGAGCAGAGGTAGATTTCGTAATTCCCGGTACTCGGGTTAACAATGGATATACCGCCACGAGGGGTGTCAGGGAACGCGCTAGCCCCCGGCACTGCCTGGAATGAAGGGAACGGCTTGTAGGCTACGCCCGTCTCAGTATCAGCCTTTGGGATAACATTGAGGATTTGCGGGCTAACTCCCGGCGCAGTATCGCTGATGTCTGGCGAGTATTCCCCATAGGCCAACATCAGGGTGTAGCTCCAGACATGATGATGCCAGCGCCGTCAAAGGTCTGCTCGAATGAGAAGAGGGCAAGAATCTCGTCTTCCATCTCTTTCGTGAGCCCCTTGTATTTGGCGATGCCCCGGTCATCGTCCAGATAGATTGCCGCATGGGCCATCGAACCGAACAGGTAGTAATCGGGGTGCTGAGTGACGAGCCAGTTGGTCGTATTGCTGCCACTCAGACCAACGAACTTGGCGTAATAGTCTAGCGTGATATCCCTGATGGCGGGCGGGTTCGCGCTAAGTTGGCTTCCGCTGATTGACACGTAGTATGGATCGCCGCCTGTCGTGATTGGGAAGATGCTGGCCACAGCCCCTTGCGGTATGGTAGACAGGCTGGTCAGCAAATTGCCGTTCAGCACATTCTTGTTGCGCGCTGCGATGAAGTCGGTAGGCAGCGTGACGAGACCATCGGCATCAGTCGTGAGCGTGGTTGTCATCTCGCCATAGCGGGACAGAATCTTGCGGTTTGCCGACTTCTCAAAGCTGTTGATGAAGCTATCCGTGCTACCCTCATAGTCGCTGTCCCCGACACGATTGGGATAGTCCAGGAGCGCCGCCGTAAGAGTCGCGTAATCAAAAACTGGATCGTGAGCCATTTACTTCCGCAGCCCCTTTTCGCGCACGAGGAATGGCTTGGCGTACTCGCTATTGAGGAACCAACGCAGATGGTCCCGGTCCCCAGCCGCCTGACGCTTGGCGATGCCGTGCACAGGGTCGTAATAGACCGCTAGTGGTATGGAAGCGGTATGAACCATAGGCATGTTGCCGCCCTTGTCTGAGCCCATGCCAGACGTATAGCGGCGCTCGCTGTTGGCCTTGCGCAGTTCCTCATTGACGGACAGGAGAGCGGCGCTGTCCTTGTAGGTCTTGCGGCGAACAACGGCAGGAAGCCCGCTGGGAAGCGTCACATCGGCCTCATAATGCCAGTAATCCTCATTCTCACCAACATAGCGCCATGAGCTATCGGGGATGGAATTACCTTCTTCAGCCGTTAGCTGGATTTCATCCAATCGGGAGGTCATCGGCTCGCACCGCAAGGCCACGTTCAATCAACTGCCGGGCTTCCGACAGAGGCAGCAATACCTTGTACCCAGCCATAACCTTGATGCTTTCGCCTTCCTCGCGCTTTGGCTGTCGGCCAACCCGACCATCCGCAAGTACAGGATACCAACGGTCTGTGGCTGGCCGATAATTGCGCTTGAGGAAGACCGGAAACAGCTTCTCATTACCCTCGGGGGGCTTGATCGGGGCCGGGGAGTCAAACTCCTTGGGCACCAGCGTAGCCAGCTTGGTCAGGACCGGCTCAGGCTTCCAGGTCTCCGTAGTGTCAGCCAGCGCACTCTCATCGAAATCATCCCAATCGCCATAGCCAGCAACGCCAGTCCCAGCGGTCGGCTGATATGCCTGCTGCTCGTTGTTGCGTTCTACGGACGGCGTGTAATTGGTGTTAGCAGTCGTGGGCGGAGCCTTCGGCGGGCGACCCGGCTTGCGCTTCTCGGCAACGCCAGAAATGTCGTCCTTGGGTTCCCTGACGGCGCCCGCGGCGCCACGATGTCGG